GAGCGGTTCTATTCAGTCTAACGCGAAGGAAAGATCATGGAAAAGAGTTTGTACCAAGCACCTGTGGGATTGGCCGAGATGATGGACGCTCCCGACGTGGAGGTTGAGGTCGAAGACCCGGAGTCCGTGAGCATCAGTATGGGGGACGTGGAGATTGACCTCGAACCCCGAGAGGCTACCGCAGAAGGCTTTGATGCGAACTTGGCCGAGTTCATGGACGACTCAGAGCTTCAGGCTCTGGGCAACGACTTGGTGGACGACTTTGAAAAAGACGGCATGGACCGTAAGGACTGGATTAAGACCTACATCGACGGCCTGAAGCTGCTGGGTCTGAACTACGAAGAGCGGACTGAGCCGTGGCAAGGTGCATGTGGCGTGTTCCACCCGATGCTGACCGAGGCAGTTGTGCGCTTCCAGTCCGAGGCAATGATGGAGACCTTCCCCGCGATGGGGCCGGTGAAGACACAGATCGTGGGTGAGACCGACCTGCTGAAGGAAGAGTCTGCTGCCCGTGTCCGTGAGGACATGAACTACCAGCTTACCGAGGTGATGACCGAGTACCGCCCGGAGCACGAGAAGATGCTGTGGTCACTGCCGCTGGCAGGCTCTGCGTTCAAGAAGGTCTACTACGACCCGAGCAAAGCACGTCAGATGGCGATGTTTGTCACCGCCGAGGACATCGTGGTGCCGTATGGTGCCAGTAGCTTGGAGTCTGCCGAGCGGGTCACGCATGTGATGCGTAAGACCAAGAACGAGGTGTTGAAGCTGCAAGAGGCTGGGTTCTACTGTGACGTGGACCTCGGTGAGCCGTCGATGGAGTTAGACGACATCGAGAAGCAGAAGGCCGAAGAGCAGGGCATGACTGCCTTGCAGGATGATCGGTTCCGTATCCTTGAGATGCACGTTGACTTGGACCTGCCGGGCTACGAGCACAAGAACAAGAAGGGTGAGCCCACGGGCATCGCGCTGCCGTACGTGGTGACTCTGGAGAAAGCTACCCGTAATATTCTGGCCATCCGTCGGAATTGGTACGAGGACGACAAGCTCCACATCAAGCGCCAGCACTTCGTGCACTACCAGTACATCCCCGGCTTCGGCTTCTATGGGTACGGTCTTATCCACTTGATTGGTGGTTACGCCCGCAGTGCCACTATGCTCATCCGTCAGTTGGTGGATGCCGGTACGCTGAGCAACTTGCCCGGCGGCTTGAAGTCCCGTGGTCTGCGTATCAAGGGTGATGACACTCCCATACAGCCCGGTGAGTTCCGCGACGTGGACGTGCCGAGTGGTTCAATCCGGGACAACATCCTGCCCCTGCCGTACAAGGAGCCAAGCCAAGTCCTGTTCGCGCTGTTCCAGAACATCGTCCAAGAAGGCCGGGCGTTTGCATCCAGCGGTGATATGAACGTGTCCGACATGAGCACGAACGCTCCGGTTGGTACTACTCTGGCTCTGTTGGAGCGCACGCTCAAGGTGATGACGGCTGTTCAGGCCCGCATCCACTACTCAATGAAGCAGGAGTTCAAACTCCTCAAAGTCATCATCGCCGACTACACCCCGGACGAGTATGAGTACGACCCGGTGGACGCTGGCCGTCGTGCGAAGAAGGAAGACTATGACGCCGTGGATGTCATCCCGGTCAGTGACCCGAACGCAGCGACGATGGCGCAGAAGATTGTGCAGTACCAAGCGGTACTCCAGCTTGCCCAGTCAGCCCCGCAGCTCTACAACTTGCCGCTCTTGCACCGCCAGATGATTGAGGTCTTGGGCATCAAGAACGCCGAGAAGCTCGTGCCGGTGGATGAGGACGCTGTGCCGACAGACCCCATACAGGAGAACCAGAACATCTTGATGGGCAAGCCGGTCAAGGCGTTCATTGAGCAGAACCACCAAGCGCACATTCAGGTGCACATGTCTGCCATCCAGAACCCCAAGATTCAGCAGATGTTGCAGCAGAACCCGGCAGCTCAGGCCATCATGGCTTCGGCCATGGCCCACATCAATGAGCACGTTGCGTTCGAGTACCGCAAGCAGGTTGAGATGGCGATGGGCATGGCCTTGCCGTCCGAAGAGCAGAACAAGCAGGTGTCTCCTGAGTTGGCCGACCAGATTGCGATGTTGGCTGCGCAGGCGTCTCAGCAGTTGCTCCAGCGTGACCAGCAGGAAGCCCAGCAACAGCAGGCTCAGCAGAAGATGCAGGACCCGGTGGTCCAGATGCAGATGCAAGAACTCCAGCTACGTCAGCAGGACTTAGAGCTTAAAAAGCAAAAGCAGGCGACGGACGCTGCGGCCAAGGCCGACCAGATCGAGATCGAGAAGGCACGCATCGCAGCTCAGAAAGAGATTGCCGCTATGCAGGTAGGCGCTACCGCAGCCGCTGCTCGGGACAAGGCCCAGAAGCAGCAAGAGACCGAGGGCATGCGCATGGGTATTGACGTGGCCAAGCACAAGGCTCAGATGGCAGTGCAGAACGCACAGCGTGCGGCGCAGCGTAGCCAGCCCCAGCAACAGAAACAACCACCTAAGAAAGGGTGAACATGGACAACGACCGGGTACTTAGCTACCTTGCGAAAGAGATGGAACAGTTACGTACCGACCAAGTTGCATTCTTAGCGACTGGTCGAGCAAACGATTTTGCCGAGTATCGGCATGTCTGTGGAGTCATCCGGGGTCTGACTCATGCGGAAACCATCGTTAGAGACCTCGTGCAAAGAATGGAGAAAATTGATGACTGAATTTGATGTCGCCGCTGTGGACTTGTCCGGCATTCTGAATAAGGATGCAGAGGAGAAAGCCAAGCAGTTGCCTGACCCCAAAACCTTCCAGCTCCTGTGCGTCGTACCGGAAGCCATGGAAGAGTATGCGGACAGTGAAGTTGGACTGCTCAAAGACAGCAAGACCATGCACTACGAAGAAGTACTGACCCCAGTGCTGTTCGTGGTCAAGATGGGCCCGGATGCGTACCAAGACAAAACCCGGTTCCCCAGTGGGCCATCGTGCAAAACAGGTGACTTCATCATTTGCCGACCCAATTCGGGCACCCGCTTGAAGATTCATGGGCGTGAGTTCCGGCTCATTGCAGATACCTCAGTCGAGGCAACAGTCGAAGACCCAAGGGGCATATCGAGAGCAGCATGAAAACATGTTCTTCATGTGGGGCAGAAAAACCCGTAGACCAATTTGTAAGGGCGCAATGTAAGCCTTGCCGTAACCAAAAAATTATGGCGTGGCGCAAAGCAAACCCGGACAGATGTAGGGCTGCAAAGCAAAAGTACTACGCTTCGGATAAAGGTAAAACGCAGAAACGTAAAGAAGACGCCGCATACGCAGTGTCCGGGGGTAAAGCCCTTTCTGAACGTAAACGTGCGGGACAACCTGTATCTGAAGCCAGAAAACAAGCCAGACTTCGGTATCAACTGATGCGCCGGTCTGGTGAAAAAGCACTTAACCCGTTTGATGCTTGGGTATTGAAAGAAGCTGTCGAACTTGCCCGGTTGCGTAAGCAAGTATGTGGTGGGGAATGGCATGTGGACCACGTTATCCCAGTCAGCAAAGGTGGGTTATGCACACACGACAACTTACAAGTTGTCCCGGCCTATTGGAACCGGTCAAAATCCAACAAACACACCGGGCGATTTTTTGCCCGTGCTTAAGGAGTAATGCATGCCTGAATACGATGAATTTGACTTCCCTGATGAAGTAGACGCTAAGGCTTCTACCAAGGCAGAGGAAAAGTTTGAGGTGGAGATTGAAGACGATACTCCGCCTCAAGACCGTGGCCGCAAACCCGCGCCCCCGGTGGATGACCCCACAGACGACGAGCTGGCTTCCTACGACGAGAAGGTCCAAGCACGCATCAAGAAGTTCACTCGTGGATACCACGACGAACGCCGCGCCAAGGAAGAAGCTCTGCGTGAGCGTGAAGCCGCCGAGACCTTTGCCAAGCAAGTGTTTGAGGAGAACAAGAAGCTCCAACAACAGTTAGCCTCGGGTAGCAAAGCCTATATCGAGCAGTCCAAGTCGAGCGCGGAAAATGAACTTGCTTCAGCTAAGAAGCGGTACAAAGAAGCGTATGAAGCTGGCGATGTGGACGCACTGACCGAAGCGCAAGCTGAGATTGCTGAAGCAACCTTGAAGATCGACAAGACGCGCAATATGCGCCCTGTTGAAGTCGAGGATAAGGAATACACCCCTGCGCAAAATGCTGCACCGCAGCAACAGAAACTTGCCCCCCGCGCTCAGAAATGGGCCGACGCCAATTCAGATTGGTGGGGTAAGGACGACGAAATGACAATGACCGCTATGGGCATTGACAGGAAGTTGCAAAAGGAGTATGGTGCCGACTACGTGGGTACTGAAGAGTATTTCCGCACCATCGACAAAACGATGCGCAAAAGATTTCCTGAGAAGTTTGAAGACACTCAGAGCGAAGAACCGGAAGAGGAACCTACACCTCGCCGTGCAACAAAAGCTACCGTTGTGGCCCCCGCCGCACGTAGTACGTCGCCTAACCGTATTCGGTTAAAGGCATCCGAAGCCGCCACCGCGCGTCGTCTTGGGGTTCCTTTGGAAGAATATGCTCGTCAGGTTGCTTTACTTAAAAGAGGTTAAAAATGGCTGAAACTCGACAAAATCGTCTTGACCGTGAATTGGATACTCGTTCCGAGTGGTCCCGCCCCGATATGTGGCGTGCCCCCGAAACGCTGCCCCAACCTAACCCCCGCCCCGGCTGGAGTCACAGGTACGTTCGCGTCAGCTTTTTGGGTCAACCCGACCCATCCAACATCTCTGGAAAGTTCCGCGAAGGCTATGAACCCGTGAAAGCGGATGAATACCCCGAGCTAATGGTGCACGCCGTTGTCGATGGACGCTTTAAGGGCAACATCGAAATTGGTGGGTTGGTGTTATGCCGCATTCCGGCTGAGTTCATGGCACAACGGGATAAACACTATTCCGACTTGAACAAGTCTCAGATTGAATCGGTGGACAACAACTATCTTCGTAACAGTGACCCTAAGATGCCTATGTTCGCAGACCGCAAATCTAAGGTCACATTTGGTTCCGGTTCTTAAATTTTTCTAGGAGTTTTTATGGCATATCCTGTCGTATCAGCGCCGTACGGTTTGTTGCCGCAGAACCTTATTGGAGGTCAAGTATTTGCAGGTTCCACCCGCATGTACAACATCCAGTACGGCTACGCGACTGACATCTTCTACGGTGACTTTGTCGTTCTGTCTCGTGGCTTCGCCACACGCGCCTCGGTCTCTACCGGCACCGGTCTGAATCAGACCGTCGGTATTTTCTTGGGTTGCACCTACACCAACCCCACGACTAAGCAAAAGTTGTTCTCCCAGTATTGGCCCGCAAGCACCGCCGCCGGTGATTGCCAAGCCTACGTCTTGGATGACCCTGATGCCGTGTTCAAGGCGGTTGTTTGCAGCTCCGGTACTACCGTTGCTTCTGGCGCTATGGCGATGATTGGCACTAACCTGTCAGCCATCAACAACACCGGCAGCACCAACACCGGCAACTCGGCCAACGCTGTTCTGGCCCCTAGCGACACTCCGGTCACCACCACTCTGCCTCTGCGCATGGTTGGTCTGGTTACGGATACCGCAGTCAATCTGGGCACTGCCACTTACAGTTCGGGTACTACCACCCTGACCGTGAGCGCTCTGCCCTTCGCATTGCCTGTTGGTACGGACGTTTCTGTGTTGACCACCAGTGGTCAGCTTGCACAGACGGGTTCTTTCGTGGATACCGCAGCCGCTGCTGGCGCAACCTCGGTTGTGCTGAATCAGGCCGCGACGTTCACCTTGAACTCGGGTGTTTACACCTCGACCGTCGTCTTCACCCAGTATCCTGAAATCTTGGTCAAGTTGAACCAAGCTCTGCACGGCTACTACTCTGCCACTGGCGCATAAGGAGTAACACAAAATGGCTATTTCACGCGCACAACTGCTCAAAGAGCTGCTTCCCGGACTGAATGCTCTGTTCGGCCTTGAGTACGCCCGTTACGGCGAAGAGCACAAGGAAATCTACGAAACCGAAACCTCGGAGCGTAGCTTTGAAGAGGAAACCAAGCTGTCTGGCTTCTCCGCCGCTCCGGTGAAGAACGAGGGCTCTGCCATTGCTTATGACAATGCGCAGGAAGCTTGGACCACTCGCTACAACCACGAGACCATCGCTTTGGGCTTCTCCATCACGGAAGAGGCAGTGGAAGACAACCTGTATGACAGTCTGTCTGCCCGCTATACCAAGGCTCTGGCCCGTGCAATGGCGTACACCAAGCAGGTTAAAGCTGCTGCTGTTATCAACAACGGTTTCTCTGCCCAGTACGCTGGCGGTGATGGCGTTGCTCTGTTCAGCACTGCTCACCCGCTGGTCAATGGGGGCACCAACAGCAACCGTCCTTCCACCGCTGCCGACCTGAACGAGACTTCCTTGGAAGCCGCCGTTATCCAGATCGCTGCTTGGACCGACGAGCGTGGCCGGTTGATTGCAGCCAAGCCCAAGAAGTTGATCG